CCAGTGGCAATCGTACTGGTTCCGCTTAATGCGCCTGTGCTAGTGTTCCTTGTGAAAATTGACACCGTGTCAGACATTTGATTAACTGCATAAACTGAAATGCCATCAGCCGAAATGCAAATACCTTGAGGATTACTACCAGTGGCAATCGTACTGGTTCCGCTTAATGCGCCTGTGCTAGTGTTCCTTGTGAAAATTGACACCGTGTTAGATGATTGATTAGCTGCATAAACTGATGCGCCATTGGTCGAAATGCAAATACATAAAGGATTAGACCCAGTCGCAATCGTGCTGGTGCCAGATAGCGCACCAGTATAAACTTTGGTTCTACTCACACCCATAACTTTTCTATTGATAGGCATTAGAAATTCTGGCCTCCAACCATCGCAAACCAAGTAGTACCGCCATCCCATGTCGTTAAGACAAAGATGTCTACCTTGTTATTGGTGCTGGTCAAAGTTGGTGCTGTACCGCCTGCCCACTTTACTGCTGCTGGCCAAGTCACAGCCCTAGCCGTTCCATCCATCGTGAATGCCAGAGTAATTCCGAAAGCGTTTCCTGTGGTCGGGATATTTGAAATCGTCAATGTGGTTATCGCTGCGTTTAAGCTCACATGAAACACATTGCCAAGCGAACAATTTAAAGTCAGCGTTCCGCTGGAGATCGCTGGTGCGGTTTTCGTTTCGATAAGTCCGGTGATGGTGGTTAAAGTTCCCCATGTGGCAGCGGATGCCCCATTGGAAGTTAACACCTGACCCGCAGTTCCCGCAGCCGTAAACGCAAGCTCGGTGCCGTTGCCAATGGCTGCACTGCCTGCTGTGGGTGTGTTCGATCCGTTGATTATAATGCTCATAAAACTAGCCACCTTTGCGATGTGCCGATAGTTACGGTAATTGATGTGTTCACGGTGATAGGGCCAAGGCTGATGCCGTTGCTTGATGCCGTAAGTGTTTTGCTGGTGCTGACTGTTTGCAGGTTTTCAAGGATGGGAGTGGATGCTGCCGAGCTTGCGCCGATCTCTATTATGCTTGGCGTGCCTGAGTCCTTGCGGGTGTAGAGTTTGCCATCGTAGGTGTTGACGCCAAGCTCACCTAGTGCAAGATCACTCGTAGTAGGCACCCTTAAAGGCACCGCGCTCTGTTTGATTTTGACGGTGTTTGCCATCTTAGAAAGTGCCCCCATCAATGATGATGCCAGAGCCTAGTGCCGTTGCACTCAGTACCACGGTGCCGTTGATGTAGTAGCTTTTGCCTGATGCGATGTCAACATGATCGCTCGATGTCCAGGCATCCGTGGCATTGACCCAGTTCCATGTGTGATCGGTTGCACCCTTTAAGGTTAGACCACCACCATCAGCACCCGCGTCGGTGGTTGCTGCGCTGGCCAAGATAATGTTCTTGTCGCCCACTTCCAAAGTTGTCGAGGCGATCGTAGTCGTTGTGCCGTTGACGGTGAGGTCACCACTGAGAACTAAGCTAGTGCCAGTCGCAACCCCAATGTCAGGCGTGACCAAGGTTGGCGAAGTATCGACCACAAACTTGGTGCCTGTGCCCGTTTGCGAAGCGATTGAGGTTGCGTTCCCTGAAGAAGTGATCGGGCCGGTGAGGTTTGCATTGGTGGTGACGGTTGCCGATTTGCCCGTTGTGTCCTGATTAAGCGTAGGGAAATCCGCTGCCACTGCGATGCTTGGAACGCCTGTGGTCGTGGTGTTCCTGAGTATCCCAGTCGCTAGGCCAGACATCACCACGCCGTTGATGGCGACAACGGTCAAAGCGGTGGCACCTGTGGCATCGCCCGTGTGCGTGGCATTTGAAACAAGCCCGCTATATTTTGAATTTGTTGCATCATCTCCGGTATTAGTACCGCTTACCGTTGCGTTACCATTTGCGGTCAGGGTGAAACCTTCTTGAATGGTAAGCGTTGATCCCGTAGCTGGTGCCGTGAGCGTGATCTTGTTTACGCTGGTCGCTGTGGACACACCTAGGACGGGCGTCACCAGCGTAGGACTCGTATCGACCACGAACTTCGAGCCGGTTCCAGTTTGCGAAGCGATGCTAGTTGCGTTCCCGATCGATGTGATCGGGCCGGTGAGGTTGGCGTTCGTGGTGGCGGTGACCGCAAAGTCGGGCCCGCCGATTGCGATTACAGAGGTCGCCACGCCGGTGCTGTCATCACCTAGGCCGTAGTACAGAATGCGCCCGCCTGAGTTCTCGTTGAAGGCAAGCTCTGCTGCGCCTAAAGTTGCTGGTGCGCCGGTATTGCCACCGATTCTGCGTTTGATTCTGATCGTGTTCGCCATGATTTAAAGTTCCTTAAAAGTTGCCACCGTCGAGTTTGTTGGAGTTTACCCATTGCGTCAAAGTCGATGAATATTTTAATAGATCGCCATTAGCGACACTGGTAATGGTGACATCGGTCACATCATCGAGCGGGCCAGCAGCGCCACTAGGGCCGGTCGGGCCTTCTGGGCCAACGAAACCCTGCGAGCTTACATTGATCGCGTTCTCGGGGAAGGTTACGCTTACATTGCCTGCTGCCGGGTCGAGGATGGTAACGATGCCACCGGACTGCGAGACCGCGATTGCGTTTGAGTCTGCGTTGAGCACGATCGTGTTGGCTTCTGCGTCGATCGTTACGATCATCGTGTGACCTCCGCTTTGACCGTGAACTTGCCCTCGATGAGCCGTGTCACCTTGTCATCGGGTGCGGTGATTTCTAGGTCGTAAACATAGACTGCGGGGGTAAGTGCTGCCATAACTTCAGCGTCCACTAGGAGAGTGAGGGTTCCTTCTGGGCCATCGATGGTAATGCCCGAGCCGGTGCTAAGTTCGAGGATGACGGTGCCGCTCGCTGCGGTGGTTCTCACCTGCATCATTGCGGTGTAGTCGCTGAGGTCGATGACGACTTCGTCAGGGTCGGTGTAGGTGATCACCCGCTCGAGGGTTGCGCCCTGTTCTGCTGCAAAGTTATATAGGCCTGCTGGCATAGTGACCTCCGAAAAAAAGAATATAGTTGAGGTTAACGCTCTTAGGTTGCCGGTGCAAATCGCTCGCACTCCATAACCAGCACGGCTTTGTGAAGGTACATGGTGACCATTTTTAATTTAAACTGTCGCAGCGGTGGCGAGTCCGGGCTTAGCGCTCGATAGCCTCCGAGGTAGCAATCGGCATCCGCCTCGGGTTGGTGACAGTCCTGGGTAAGAATGATCCGCTGCCACTTCCCGCAATTGCGTGCCCACGCCAGCCACTCAATAATCATTGCGGAAGGCCAGTGATGGAGGACATCTTTCAAGAGGGCAACTTCGCCACTAGGCAAACTCTCCCGATCACGAAACAAGTCAGCGTGCGACCATGTTTTTTTAGGGTGCTCTTTGCGTAAACGCACGATGTGCGGGTGGTGACAATCGACTCCATGATACTCAGGGACATGAAGATTAGTTCCGACCGTGCCATCACCGCACCCGAGATCGACCACGCTTTTTACATTGCCCCATTCAAATAAAGTGTTCATCAAAGCAACATAAGGCAGAGCCTCTTTGGGCAAGCTCCCCGGCCCTGATCCTGTGCCCCATAATTCGCGATCGTAAACCTGACCAAAGACCTGCTCGCTCGATAAGGCGTCTGCTGCCAACACCTGCGCAAAGTGGTTGAAAACTTTTGCCTCTTTCGGTAGCGCATACTGCGGACTCGAGAAAGCTTGCTTGCCATGAGGGATGTCGGAAGGGCGAAATAGTTTGCCCTGGCACCGATGAACAATTCTTTTTACACCGTCTCGGGTGCCGCACACAAAGGCGGTATTCTGCCACGGTGCAAAGCCCAAACACGACCAAAGCGATTGGTCGCCAAGTGCTGCAAAGACTACTCGCCAAGTGTCTTGATCGCCAAACATATGGGTGTAGTAATAGTCAGAATGCTGGTTCATCCAGTGCGTGACGCACAATGCCCGCCAGTTGCGCTTGCGGTCGATTGCTAGCTGCCCGCCTTGAATGGCAGGAACATTGCCCGCACCCGCTGCCCACACTTTCTCCCATCGCACAGAGTTAAAGTTGCCGGGCAAGTCGTGCCAGAAAACAAAAGGCGAAGCATTCAACTCGTTCATGAATGGCGCTGGGTTTTCGACTACATAAGCATCTGCGTCGAGATATAGCACCCGCTCGAAATTGCAGTGGGTCAGGGCATAGAGTTTGCTTTCCCACCCGCGGAGGATTCGTGCGCCACCGTGGGTCTGAGCGTGGGCCACCGCGTCAATGATTTGCACATCGCCCAGCCCTAGCACCTGTTCGGGATTCACGGGTTCAGCATCGCCACGGTGCCACACCTGCACCGGCATTTTGTTTCCTGTGTCTCTTAGCATACGAATGCCGACAACAATGCCCGGCCAGTACGGGCCACCACCGACATAGACCAAACCCTCGCGGGCCGTAATAGTTGGGGGCGCTAGTTCTTTGGTTAACATTTGGCGCAGGGCGTTTAAGTGTCGAGCCTCTTGTGCGAGGTCGTGCGCCCAGTCCGCACTCATGGGTTGCTGCTCCGGTTCGGGCAAAGGGTCGACAAAATACATGGACTAATTCTCCTTGAAATCTAAGCACTTGGTGCAAACTTTCCAGCGCCCGCCACCACTGCCTGACACCACGCACTCGCCATGAATGGCGCACTGATGCCGAGCCCCGCACCCACAAGATGGGCGTGCTTCAATTAACACCCCGAGGCTTACGCACTTGACGCCTGCTCGAATCTTAACTGCTGCCGCCATAGCCTTACCGATGCGGGTGCGGTGCTCTGCTGTGGGGTTGAGCAAGTAGGTGATGACGCTGGCACGATCGGCCAGCCATGCTTTGCTGATGTCTGTCCAGTCGGATGGAAGCGTGCCGTAGAACATCATTTTGCCCGAGGGGGCGAGGGCGAGAACAACACCTAGTGCGGCGGCGTCTTCGACTATTTGCGTGGCGGTGATCATGGGCACCCGCAGGCAAGTGAAACTGTTTCGCCGTGGGTCGTTCCGTTATTTTCGGGAGTTGGGCAGTCGCACGATGAGTGCAAAGTGTTTGCCGTTGGATGAGTGCATCCCGTTGTCACGCTCCACGACTGGAGGAAGTCGTCCCAAGTCGAAATGCAAACGGTGCAATTACATCGATTAAACCCGGATATTGGCCGGCATGGCGAAGTGAAGGTTGCCCCTAGTGGCCACGGTGGCGAATAATATACGGGGTTGTATTCTGGCGAAATCGTGTCACCAAATTTTTCTTCGCAGCACGGGTTGGTGGCAAATTCACTGCACGGCGAAACAACTTCCCAAAATTCAAACGGCCCGTTTGGCCCCGACTGTGCGGTAACTTCAAAAGTGGCCGTGCCTGAACACCCGCACACTTCGCCGCAACAATTACACGGGCCTATGTTGCTGGTGGTCATGAGAGCAACTCCCCGCCTGGTATTGAGATAGTGGACTTCGTCACGATGATGTCACCGTCCACGCATTCGACATTAGTCACCACTTCTATAATCAATGAGTTAGAACCCGATCCGCTTCCCGATCCGCTTCCAGAACCGCTTCCCGATCCGCTGCCCGATCCGCTTCCCGATCCGCTGCCAGATCCACTTCCAGAACCACTTCCTGACTCGCTTCCCGAGCCACTTCCCGACTCGCTGCCCGATGTGGTAGATGTGGTGAGGTGTACGAGGAAAACAGGCTGCCCGGCTGAAGTGTATCCACTAAAGAAAGCCACATAAAAATTGTTAACCTTAAGAGTCAGATTGTTGACTTCACGAACTTTGACCTCATTTATATCATTCATGCTGTTCGCGCTGGCGTGGTAGTCCACCCGCTGCCCGGTGTTGAGCGGCGAACCTAGCGCCGTCACCTTCACCACCGACATCGTGCTACCGCCGAGCATGGGCCCGATCCGTGTGGGTTCGGTCGTGTCGCCCTCGACCGACTTCACCACGCGGGCGATCCGTCTGGCACTATCTTCTGTAAAGCCATAGGCGCTAGACATTAGAGGATCTTTCTGTAAATGGGGAGAAGCCAAGCGAACGAGATATCATCGTAAATGCGGAAGCGTAAGAAGCCACCATTTGCCTCGGTAGGAGCGACCCCGTGATCGAGCGGGATGCCCGTGTCTCCTAAGATGATTACTCCGTTGGGAAGAACATTTCCTGCGATGTCTCTTGCTGTTATTAATTCGGTGCCGTTCCACTCACGGTAAGAATGATTAAGCACTACCGCGTCCCAGTTATCCTTGTCGAGAAGGAACTCGAGCGAGATGCGCCAGTATTTAAAGCCACTCTCATAGACCCGCTTTGCCGTCACTTTATCAAGGAGCATGGTGCGAGCTGCAAAGCCTGAGAAGGTAGCGGTGTTCACACACTTCACTCGGCTCATCCAGTCGAGAGCGATAAAGGTTGCGCTATTAAATTCAAGCTTCATGTTAAGCAGCGGTCGGTGCGTCATGACCGGCGGGTCGAACCTCTCACCGTTCCCGTTTACCATCGCCTTGGGCGTTGCGCTGTAGTCTTCATCGAGGACATACTCTTTATCGGAAGTGCTGAAATCGATGTCAGTAGGCCTCGTCAGCGGGTTGAGGTTTTCCTCGCTGGCCTTTTCCTCGGGCGATGCGCCCTTGTTCTGGTTTGCGACTTCGGGCGTCTGCGGTGCGGAGGGCGTCGAGCTCGGTGCCACGGTGTCGATGTTGGAAGAGTAAGAGCAGGTGATTTTCCAGAAGTAGGGGTCATCCATCTGCGACGCGGTGCGCCCGATGCACCGCGCACGCTCGAAGGTTGGGTGCTGGGAAAAGAGCGCGGGGAGGTTAGTGCCGAAAAGACTGGGCACATCATCGGCCACATCGTCAGTCTGCACGATGAATCCTCGCACCAGCGAGACCTGGAGCTTAGAGTCATCGCTGCCGGTTCGGCCTTCAAAAGTTTCATAGGTGTTCGTGACTGCCATAGTGTTTCCTTTACACTTGAACGATGTTCATTTGGTTGTTGTTCGCCGTTGCTGCTGCGATCGCTGCCAAGTAGTTATTTCTTGCCGTGTCTTTTTCTTCTGCCCGTTGTTGTAGCCTTAACAATCGATCCGCTGCGCTCTCGCCTCCCTTTGCGTTTTGGATCTTGAGCACTTGCGAGAATGCGCCTGCCGTGCCCTGCATGAGTGCGGCAGGGTTCTTGAGTTCTTCCATCGCTCCCACGCTGCGTTCGAGTTCGTCTGCAAGTTGCGCTGCACCCGCTGCGAAAAGATCAGGCCGATCCGCAAGGGTCATCTTGAGCTCTTCCATTTTTCTGCGGTAGGTTTCGAGCGGGCTTTCAATGTTGGAAAGCTCCCTGATCCATGCGGGCATATTGTCGCCACCCATGAAAGCGTTAAGGCCTGCGAGGTCGGGAGGGGTTAGCGCATCGAACTGGGTTTGAATCGCTGCGATCGTGTTGGCGTACTCTTCATTTGTGATGGTGCCTCTTTCGAGTTGTTTGTCAAGTGCTGCAAGTGCTTCTTCTTTCACCCTCTCCAAAGAGGCACCCATTTCTTCAACCGAAATGTTTCCCAGTGCTAATTGCCTTTGAAACATAGCAATAGCTGAAGCAGTGCCGCCAGATAGTTGCTTCAAGAAAGCGCCGTAGCCTATCGTTTCTCCCAGCATCGCTAAATCGAGGCCATCCGTAAAAGTCATAAAACTGCGTTCGATTTGATCTAGTGCTGTCGAAGTGTCAAACCCTTCCGAGGATGCGCCAGCAAACGCGTCGTTAAAGCTCTTCATAAACTTTGCGACGATGCCCTCGGCAGTGTTCATACCTGTATTGCCGATCGATTCTAAAATCGATTTGAATGCGTCGTTCATTTTTTTCTTGATCGCTTCTGCGTCAATGCCTGGGCCGCCACCATCAACCTTGCTATTAGCGTAGAGCCCGCCCGTTATACCGCCGATGATGGCTCCGGGGATTGCGCCGACGCCATATGCTGCCGAGCCAGCAAGAGCGCCACCGCCTGCGCCACCGACCACCCCAGCAAAGATCGCTGCAAACTTCTTGAGCCCGCCCACTGCGTTGATGATTTCATTTATTACAGTGATCGCCCCGCTCATCACCGACTGCATCGAGACCATCACCGCTTGCGCAAAGGAAACCACCACGGCCCTAACATTGTCAATATTGCCAGCAACTACATCCGCACCACCCATCGTGGTGAAGAAGTTTACCAGCCCCGAGAACGCTTGGAATAAAACATCCCGCACTACCGAGAGAACCATGCCGATGTTTTTGAGTGCAGGAACTAGAGAGTCAAAGTTCGACCTGAGATTTTGCATGAAGCCGATTAGGGTTTGCGAGAAGCCTTTGAGATCCAGAGCTTCCACAATAGCGCCACCGAACTCGGTGAAGAACCCCTCTACCTCGCCAGCGAGGCGCGCGTAAATACCCTTGAGCGTCCCGGCTTGCGCCTCTGCTTGCTTGATTACCTCGGGGTTGCTTTGCATATTGTTCAAGGCGTTGAGCGCTGTCGCCGTCCCGACTTCATTGTTCGCCAGCATCCCCATCGCTTCTTGTGCGCTGATCGCTCTGCCCTTCACTATTGACAACCTCTGCGCCAGTGCATCGTAAACCGGCAGGCCCATCGCTGCGAGCGCTGCGAAATCATCCTTGGAAGCTTGACCCGTGCGGGTCATGTTCTGAGCGACTTCACCTAATTTATTAAAGACATCCGTGGCACCCGATCCAGCAACTAACGAGATGCGCCCGAAGCTTTCAATCATCCTAGCAGCGTCTGCGCCCGAGACCCCGAGGCCAAGAAATCCGGTAGCGAGCTTGCCGACCGCATCTTGTGCGATCCTCCCCTGGTTGGCGATCTCATTCATCACGCCACCAAGACGCTCGGCATTGGCTTCGCCAGCGAGACCCTTGATGCGGGTCAGTATCTCTTCGGTGTTTGCAAAGGCCATCACCGCACGGTCGTAGATTTTGTAGACGCCATAGGAGGCGAGAGCACCCCCGATAGCGGTGACCGGGTTCATGATAAGGTTGGTCACGCTGCTAAAAATAGAGGAGGCAGCGGACTTGATCTTGCCCTCGACATGGTTTAAGAAGCTAGCGAGCTTGCCCTTCGCTTTCTGCTCCTTGCCTTTATCACCTTCGCCTTGTTGTCCTTGCGAGTTTTCGGTCAGGTACTTAAGCGCTTGCGCTCCTGAGATCGCACCCGAGGCGATCCGCTTCATGACTTCTGCGGTGCTGACCGCTTTACCTTCGACCTTGCTGAGTTCCTTGGCCATTGCATCGAACGCTTTCACGCCCATGCTCTCCAGCGCCTGAATGTCTTTGAGCAAGACTTTATCAGACTCGCCAATCTTTCCGAGGATGCCTGCGAAAGCTTTCGACGCTTCGCCTGCGTTTTTCGCAAACTTGCCGATCCCTTTTGCGAACTTGTCTAAGGTTGAAGTGATCGTGTCCGCATCGAGGCCGAGCTTCTTTAGCGATACTGCAAAGGCGAGAGCGTCATCCGCTCCGAGCTTT